GATTATGTTGAAGATGAAGGATTTACCCATTTTTTAGCACATGATATGGGGCAGAAATCTAAAAAAGGAATAAAATCTATAGTCGGTGATGGTGAATATATTTATGTTAAAGGAACCCCTGGTGAAATGGCTGATAAATTAATGGAAGCAGGAGCTACATTTGAAAAAACAACCTTTAATAATATGAGACCTAGAATAGGTTTCGGAGGAACTTTCACAGAATAATTTGGATTTCTAGATTTTTATCTGTATCTTCCCTTACTGTAGGGGGTAAGGGTAAGGGTCGCAACGGATCGCACATTCGCACATTATGTCATTAAACAGTTTTTTCGATAGTATAGATACAGACGCACAGTTCGATGTGTGGAAAAAAACTATTACCCAAAAATTAGTTCACTTAAAGAATACTATCCCTATTGAAAATAGGGATGAACTTAATTATGTGGGTGAAACATTAGAGTTTATTAGTTCACTAAATCTTTTAAGTAGTGACTTTTTGGCTCACCATCCTAATATGGATAATAAAAAAACTTTAACTAAAAGATTAAAAACCTGTAATTCCTTTTACAGAAAATTTGGAAACCGGTAAATAGGTTCGTATATTAAACAAAAATTTATTATGTCAAGATACAAACAACAATTAAATATTGCCCTTGAAAGATTAGATCAAGGTTTATTTCAATTAAGAAATCAAATCAAAAGAGGCAATAATCAAGAAGCTCTTCGTTTTATGGGTGAGGAATTAAAAGAACTATATACTGAATTGCAAGATTTAGTAAATTTAGAACGAAGCGATGATCAAACTGGTACTGGATTTATAAGATGATAGGAGCAGAACAAATAAAGGTTAACTTTGAAGATTTTAATGGAGTCTTAGAAGCTAATTTTGAAGGTGAACGTTTAGAAAAATTAAAAACCCTAACTGATTGCCTTAAAGAACGTATGATGTTTGCTCCGGCTTCATCTAAAGACTGGTTTAATAATGCTTTTCCTGGTGGTTATTTAGACCATGTATTAAGAGTAAATAAAATAGCTAATCAATTATATAAATTATATGATTTTCATGGAGCTACTGAATCTTTTACAGGTGAAGAATTAAATTTTGTATCTTTATTTTGTCAATTAGGTAAATTAGGAGATTGGAATAACGAGTATTTTACTAAAAATGATTCTGATTGGCACGTTAAAAACTTAGGTATGGTATATAAATTTAATGAACACGTACCCGCCATGAAAGTTTATGATCGTACTATTTATCTCCTCCAAGATGCTGGTATTAAAATATCTCATAATGAATACCTAGCTATTAGAAACCAAGAAGGATTATTTGATGAAAGTAATAAATTTTACTTTTATAGTGGCCAAAAAGAAACTAAATTTAGAACCCACTTACCATTATTAATTCACCAAGCAATCCAAACAGCCCAAGAAATAGAATTCCAAATTTGGAGTTCTGGAAATTCGGTTATACACAAAGAATCTAAACCCGCTAATGCTTCCAAAGCTGATAAGACTATAAGGAAAGCTAAAGCGATAAACGTAGAAAATAATCCTAATTTCAACGAAAAAACAAAATCAATTATTGATTCATTCTTTACAGACTAATGGAAATTATAATTGCAATACTATCAGCCCTATTAATTGTAGCAGGATTTGCTATCCGTAATGTTATTAAAAAAAACGAAGAGTTAGAAGATTTTATAACAAAACAGAGTGAAGCTATAGATAACTGTAATCGTAGATTAAACCAAATTGATGATAAAGGTTTTTTTATAGCGGATGATGAAATAGGTTGGTTTTTCACCGAAGTTAAGAAGATTCAGGAGGCACTAAATGAATTTCGCCTTCGCTAATCTAAATGGCGAAAAAAAGAGGACGTAAAAGTAAAAGACAATATTTTACAGAAGACACAGAATTAGCTATAATTGAATATTTAGCTAGTGAAGATCAGGTTTTAAGAAATAAAATTTATAATGAACGAATCCATCACTCATTTTATAAATTAGCAGAAAACCTTATACATACCTTTAAATTTTATTATACGGAAGTAGATGATCTCGAGGATTTAAAACATGAGGTTATTTGTTTCTTACTTGAAAAACTCCATTACTTTAAAGTAGGTAAGGGTAAAGCCTTTTCTTATTTTAGTATTGTAGGTAAAAACTATTTAATTCTTTATAATAATAAGAATTATGCTAAAAAGAAAGGAAAAGCAGATTTATCAGATGTAGATACTGATGATACTATATTAAATAATTTTAGTATTCAAGAAACTAGAGCTGAAAAGGTAGATTTTTTAAATTTATTTATTGCCTATATGGATGTAAAGATCCACAGAATGTTTAAAAAACCAGAAGAAATTAGGGTTGCAGATGCTATACTTACTATTTTTAAAAAAAGAGAACACCTAGAAATTTTTAATAAAAAAGCTATTTATATTTTTATTAGAGAAATAACAGGTGAAGAAACTCCTATTATAACAAAGGTTGTAAAAAAGATGAAAGTAGTTTATCAAGATTGCTATTCTGAATATCTTGAAACTGGATATATTTATAACCATGAATAATCCACTTGATACAATAATATTTGAAGGTAAAACAGCATCTGACGTATTTAAGGAAATATATAATAATAGTAAGAAAAAAGATAGACAAGTTAATTCTTTAATTGCTGAATTAAAACCCTTAATACAGAATATAGGTGATGCCCCTGTAGTAGTTCCTCTTATAAAGGAATATTTAGAAATAGGTGTTAAAAATGATGAACACTTAATTAAGATGATGGCAGTTATCCAAAGAATAACTAACAATTCTGCTACTGGAGGTGGAGATTCATTACTTACTGATGAAGAATTAAAACAGTTACAACAAATAGCTGAAGAAGTAGTAAAAGATGAGTCTAAAACAGAATCGTAATCAAGGTAGTTCAATAACTACTAGTACTGGCCTTTCTACTTCAGGTAAGAAAATGGGTAGAATAGTTGATATTATTATGTCAACTGAACACCCAGCATATATATCTTCTGAAGATACTCCCCTTGGTACTATATTTTTTACTCCTATTGGTTTCCATACTGAAGTAACAAATAAAAATGCTACTTATAAAGCAAAACCTCTTTCAATAAATAATATTACTTATCCTTTAATAGGAGAAATTGTAATGTTAGTTGAAGAAATCCCAGTAGGAAATGATTATTATGATGATTTAGAAGGGGATGTTTCCAGTACAGAATATAGATATGGGGGTACTGTTTCAGTTCATAATAATTCCTCTAATAATGCTTTACCTACTCAAGCTAATTCAAGAAAATCTAAACCCAAAAGATCATCTAATGTAGGGAATGATGAAGTAGAAGAAACAAAACTAGGAGGTTATTTTAAGGAAAATGCTGATTTAAATCCTCTTGCTCCCGGAGAAGGGGATTCTATTATGGAAGGAAAAAATGGCCAGCGAATTCGTTTTACTACCACGGGCCCTACTGGTACTAATGCTATTAGTAATGGAGTTACAGATGACCCAGATGATGGGAATCCTAGTATCGGTGATAAAGCTATGGTATTAAGTTTAGGAAATGGAAGTCAGGAAAACGTTACTAATGATGCCGCTTCTATTTATATGCTTGAAAATCAAAGTTTACCTATAGATGCTACATCTACTAACATTGATTCTTTAAATTCAACTTATGAGCCATTAGTAAAACCATTAGAACAAATTAGTGCTAAACCAGCTCAAGTTATACCACAAACTTTATCTTCAGAAGAATTAGTAATACAACCTATAAATTTTAATATTTCTGCCCCCGTAGTAGAAAGAAAAGCAGAACAAAAACAAGAACAACCATCAATTGATCCTAATCCTGTATTTGCTGCATTAGATGAAGCACAAGAAGAAGGCTTATTAAGATTTGATATGGAATCAATAGAAATAGCAGGTACTGAATATGATGAAGAAGTAGAAAATCAACCTGATGTTTCTCAACCTACAGAGGATGATGGTTCAGCAGCTGAAGCAGCTATACAAGGAGATTATGTTCAAATAAATATTAAAGCCGCTAATACATGGAAATCTGGTGGTATAGGATTTTTCAAAAATAAATCAGGAAAAACTTTAAGATTAGGCAAACCTGATAGAACTTTATCAATGAAAAAAACCAATAAAAGAGATATTAAATATTTAGTAATACACACAGCAGGATGTGCCTCTTCCTGGAATGCTGCTGATTTAACTAGATTTTTCTTTAACGACAGAGATGTTCCTAATGATGGGGGTCCCTGGAATACCGGTGGATATCATTGGATAATTGACCAAGAAGGAAATCCTACGCGTATATATGATGATAAAGTTACAACTAATGGAGCTAAAGGTATTAATCCTAAGAGCATTCATTTAACTTGGACAGGAGGCTATTCACCCGAATATGATGCCGCAGTAGCAGCTAAACAGAATCCAATTGATCTTAATTTATTAAATTTTAATATAACTAAAATTCAAATCCTTAGACTTAAACAATTAATTAAAAGATATATAGAAACATACCCAGATATTAAGGTATTAGGACATAATCAGGTATCTAATAAACCTTGCCCTTTATTTAATGTCCCTACATTTTTACAACAAATAGATGTGGATCGAGATAATATAGAAAGAAGAGTCGGTTTTGCTAATCGAGGTTTTTATGCAAGATGGGAAGACCCAATATTAAAACAAGAAGCCAGACGGCTTGCATTATTAGTATAATATGGCTGAATTTATACAAGAAGATAAATATGTTGGTAAACAAATATTAATTGACAGTGATAGATTAGTATTTAATGGAAGAAATGATAGTATTTTTTCTGCTAAAAAATTATTTGTTTTCAAAACAGATGGTGAATTTCACGTTAATAGTAAAAATGACGCATTTCTAAATGCATCTAAGGTATATATAGGACCTATTGAAAATGGCCAGGATGTAAACATACCAGCTGTTAGAAGTAGAGAATTAAAGTTAATATTAGAAGATTTAATAGGTGCTTTAGAATTATTTTTCCAAATTCAGTATCCCCAAACTTCAGGTTTGCAAGGTCCTAATCCTGCGATTAATTTAAGTTTAACACAAACAATTTTAAAAGATTTAGCTAAAATTAAAGTTCGTTTAGATGAAATAGATAGTAAAAATGTATTTATAAAATGATAAATAATATTTTAAATAGTGTATTAAATAAAGCTTCAAATGAACTATCGGGTGCAAAAGATCAAATATTAGCTGCCTCTAAAAAACGAGCCCAAGAACAATTTGATTCTGATATTCCTTCACCCCAAAGTTTTAAAGCAGAATTAGAAGGTTTAGCTACAGGTGATCCAGATACTTTACTTAAAGCACAACAAGTCTATAATAGAACAATTGATATTTTAGAAAAAGCAATCTTAAAACTAGAAAGATCAAAAGAAGAATTAGAAAGTATTAAATTTAAATTAGATGAAGTTAAAAATCGATTAGGTTTTTTTACTAACATAGTAGATACATTTGATGAATTAATACAATTATTAAGAGGTCTTCCATTAGTTATAGATGGTATACTAGCTACTCAAGTAGCACTCACAGCAAGTGGTACTATAATTAATAAATGTGGAGAAATAAAAGATAAGGTTAAAGATAATGTAAAAAAGTTCGATGATGCTTTTGAAATTTTTCCAAAAGCTGAAGATTACTTTAATAAAGAAATCAAAAAACTAACAGGCCCCTTAGATAAGGGTATAGAAGCTATACAAGCTACTATAGATGCTTTAACAGCTATATTAAATCAAATAATAACATTATTTGGTAGTTATTTTGAATCACTTAATCTTCCCGAATTACAAGATACTACTACAGGAGACCAAGAAACTAATACTCCGTTAGCAGGAACTACGTTACAGGAATATTTATCTAACCCAGATAATTTATCTACTATAGTAGAAGATTTAATAATCCCTGCAAGAAAAATATATTATGAAGTAAGAGATGATGGTCCTGGAACAGATTTATTAGAAACGGGTATAATAGAAGAACAATAAGTTAAAATATTTAATATTTATTAAAAATAATAATTATGAAATTAAATGCATTTGAAAAAATAATTAGAAAAGTTGTGCGAGAAGAAATAGACTATGCTTTAAGGCGTGAAATTGCATTACTAAAAGAGGAATTAGGTCAAAACCCTAAACCCCAGGTTACAGAATCTAAACCGGATGCCACTAAAGAAGAATTTAGAAAAAAAATCCAACAGCAAATGCCCTCATTTAATACGGGCAATGGCACACTAGATTCATTACTATCTGAAACAGCATTAGCTCCTTCTCCTGAAGAAACTTTTGCTGCTAACGATCCTGTAAATGAATTCCTTAATAAAGACTATAGCCAATTAATGAATGCTATGGATAAAAAGAAAGAACATTTTAGACCCTAATGGCAATAAAACTCCGTAAACCTATTAAAATTGATCCTATTGACTTAGATGAAAAAGTTGCAGTAGGAATACGGTTACCTTTTAATAAGAAAAAAGTTTTTGACCTAGATTATACTACTAAAGACCATGCTAGATCAAAATTAATAAATGTATTATTAACATCTCCTGGAGAAAGATTAAATCAACCATTATTTGGGGCTGGATTAAAAAACAGATTATTCCAACAACAAACTGAAATAGCAGGAGATGAATTAAGAGCTATAGTTAAACCCCAAGTAGAACAATATATACCTGAAATAGAAATAAAAAATATTACTTTAAAGCAAGGTGGAATTCAAGGGCATATATTATTTGTAACTGTAAATTATAGTTTAGTTAATAATAGTGAAGAAGATTCAGTATCTTTAAGTTTTACTAATACGGATTCATCAACTACAACCTCACAAAATGGATATTAATGGCTTATACATCAAATAATACACCTAACACTAAACCAGTAAGATATTTAGATAAAGATTTTAGCGACTTTAAAAATGCTTTAATCTCACTGGCAGAAACTTATTATCCTGATTTATTAAATGATTTTACTGAAGGTAGTCCAGGAACTATGTTTATTGAAATGGCCTCTTACATTGGAGATGTACTTTCTTTTTATACTGATTCTCAAATACAAGAAGTATTCTTACAATATGCCCAAGAAAATGAAAATTTATATGCTTTAGCTTATAATTTAGGTTATGTCCCTACTGTTACAACACCTGCTGTGGTAGATTTAGAATTATTTCAACAAATACCAGCAAAAGGAGACGGACAACCAGATTATGACTATGCTTATACAGTACTAAGAAATTCGAATTTTTTACCTAATAATAGTACTAATATAAAGTATCTAATACAAGATGATGTAGATTTTACTTTTTCTTCTTCTGCAGACCCTACTGAGCAAACTGTTTATTCTTTAAATGGTACTCAACCTGATTACTTTTTACTAAAGAAAACAGTAAAAGCCATAAGTGCAGAATTAAAAACAGCTACTTTTACAGTAGGAAATGCTGAAAGATTTAAAACCTTATCCTTAGATGATAGCAATATAATTGGTATACAATCAATAGTAGATTCGGAAGGTAGCAGTTGGACAGAAGTTCCATATTTAGCTCAAGAAACAGTTTTTGAAGAAGTAAATAATTCAGAAGCTTATGATCCAGATTTACCACAATATAGTGGTCAGGTTCCTTATTTATTAAGAACTAAAAAAGTATCAAAAAGATTTACTACTAGATTTAGATCAAATAAAAAATTAGAAATCCATTTTGGAGCTGGATCTACTGGAGGTGATGATACAACAATTATTCCTAATCCAGATAATATAGGGCTAGGAATAGCAGACGGTAGATCTTTACTTGACAGAGCATATGATCCTTCTAATTTCCTATACACAAAAGCTTATGGTGAAGCCCCAGCTAATACAACTTTAACAGTTACTTATATGGTAGGAGGAGGTCTTAAGTCTAATGCATTAGCAAACGTAATAAATAGAATAGGAAATGCAACTATTGTACCACGAAGAGGTAATTTAGATAGTAGTACTTTTAATGATGCAAAAAATTCTTTAAGTTGTAATAATCCTAGACCGGCTTTAGGTGGGGGGCCAGGTGATTCTCCCCAAGATATAAGATTAAACACTACTGCTCAATTTGCTGCCCAAAAACGAACAGTAACTAAAGAAGATTATATATTTAGAGCACTATCAATGCCCTCTAAATTTGGTAATATTGCTAAAGCTTATATTACACAAGACAACCAAATTTCATTAGAAACAAGTAAAAGAATTGCTAACCCTAATGCACTTAATTTATATGTTTTAGGGTTTGATTTAAGAAAAAATTTAACAACATTACCCGAAGCTGCTAAAATTAATTTAGCTACTTATATGGAACAATTTAGAATGTTGACTGATGCTATTAATATTAAAGACGCATCAACACTAAATTTTCAAGTAGAATTTGATTTACAAGTAAGACCAGGATTTAATAATGATATTGTCCTTATAAGATCTGTAAATGCTCTTAGAGACTTCTTTAATATTGATAACTGGCAAATTAACCAACCACTAATAATAGGAGATGTATCAAGCATATTATTTGGGGTCGAAGGAGTACAAAACGTTTCTAACATAGTCTTTTCAAATAAATTTGGCTTAAATTCAGGGTATTCTCAATTTAAATATAATTTTGAAGCGGCTACTAGAAAAGGTATTATTTACCCACCAGTAGACCCTGCAATCTTTGAATTAAAATACCCTAATACAGATATTATAGGTAGAATAACTAGATAACCATGCCACATTACTTTATATTTCCTGAAAAAGATACAACTATTTTTTCACACCCTACTGAACAATCATTGAACACAGGGTTAGATGAAATTTTATCTTTAAAAGATTCTGAATCAACTACTGATTTAAATCATTATCCTAGTAGGATATTAATACAATTTAAAACTTCGGAGTGGACTGATGTTGTTAATAATAAAGCAGGTGATAAAAATATTGTCACCGCTAGTCTTAGATTTTTTCAAACCGAACACGCTGAATTAGCCGGAACACAACATATAGAAGTATATGGATTAGCTGAAAGTTGGGTTAATGGTACAGGTAGACTATCAAATTCACCACAAATTACTAATGGTTGTTCTTGGAAATTTAGAGATGGAAGTGATAATTCGTTTTCTAATACCTT